GCTATCGCTGAAAAGCCGGGAGCGTTACGCGTTCTGACACATACGCTTAACCAGGCGTGGCTCACCGCCAGCGGTGAAGGCGCGGCGCTGACAGAAAAACATATTAATGCGGCCTTTAAAGAGGTTTATACCAACCCTGAATTACTCTCGCAGGTGTGATTATGGCTGTATTTAATATTCCTGATATTTACGGACGCTTTTACCTGGTTAATTTCGATAACGTCAAAGCAGTCTCCATGTCTGACAGTGAAGAATGTGGCGATTTACTCTTTGAATTTAATGATCGCACCCGAATGGCAATATCGGCAGGACTTGATCGTGAAGGTGCGAAAGAAGCTTACAGCAATATTTGTCGCTTTATCGGTGCAAGACGGGTTAGTTAAACGAGAGGTTATATGAAAATGCAGATACAGCAGGAAATCAATGTTCTCCACAGCTTTCGTGAGTTTAACAACAATGACTGTGAGGTTCGTGATTATATCTATGAATTGATGAACGGTGACGGTGTGTGTTTTCTGTTTATCGACCTGTATCAATGGTATGCAGACCAGCAGTGTGAATCTGTCCGGCAGCGTTTTGATTATGAGTGCTTTGATGTGGACGTATGGGAAGGCCTGCGTTTTGGTTTTCTGATCCCGGGTGATTATCGCCGGGAGTGGCGACATAGTTACTCCATTCTTCGGGCAATCATGCGTGGCGAAACCCGAAAAATGCCGGGGATGGGTAAGGTTAATCGCGGCCTCCTGTTAGAGATAGCAGCAGCGCACATGAATCCATTACTGATACAACCGGAGTTTACTTATGAATTTGTTTGATTCACTGAATAACGCCCGTCGCCTGACCGAACTTGCCGGTGCGGTACTGGAACGCAGTAAGCGCTATCCGCAACGTTTTGCACTGAAAACCACGCCGCCGGTAGGCGAGGTTCAGGGGAGTGGTGAAGAAATTGAAATCACCGTTAAGACCAACGGCCTGCGCCGCCGTGTGAAGGCCACCCGCATAAGCGGATGCACGGTTTACTGGGAAGTATGAAGTTACTTCATGGTTCGGCTCTGTCATCAGGCCAGACGCCGGGTCAGTTATCCGAACAAAACGAGGACCAGAGGATGAGTAAAGTCGTACGCATTATTTTCGAATACAAGGAGCACGTTATCCATAAAAACGCTGATGGAACAGTGCGCATGGGGGTAAGTCTGGACATACGTTCAACCGGGATAAAGCAGAAAGGTGATGGACCCGCCATGATTTTTGGAGTGGTTATGCTCGCGGAAAGCAGAGACTTTGCTGAACTTGTGGCAATGAAAGCCAGAGCGCTCATGAAAGATATGAACATGAGTTCCGGGGTTATTAAAGGTAATGAATTTAATCAGCAGGGGTAATTCCATGAGCAAAGTACGCGTTATTTTTGAATTTGAGCATGTTTCGCATGACGAAAAACCGGCAGGCAATGACAGTGTTGAAGTGCATGAAAAGATTGGAGTGGATGTGAAAACAGAACGTGATACGGATAACAGGCCGACGTCACTCTGTGACGTTTATGCAAGCATTCTCCAGTATCACAGTCCTGTAATTATTCAGTTTCTCTCAGCGGAATTTCAGGCATCTGTACAGGCTTTTGGGGCGGATGCCATCATTAAACGCCACCGTGTGCATAAAGCATCAGGCACACTGCAATAAGGAAAACAAAATGGTTAAACGTGTTACAAAATTAAAGGCCGCAGCCGAGGCTGCACCGCAGACCCGCGAAGAAGTCAGCCGCGATATCCGCACCCTGGGCGATATTCAGCGAGAGGCGCTGCGCCTGGAAACGGCAATGAATGATGAAGTGGCAGAAATCACCGCCCGTTATACGCCGCAGATTGAAAACCTTAAAAAAGAAATCAAAGTGCTTTTTAAAGGGATTCATGACTGGTGTAAAACCAACCGCAATGAGCTGACGAACGGCGGCGAAACCAAAACTGCCAATCTGACCACCGGAACGGTGTCGTGGCGACTGGGGAATCCATCATGCAGCGTCAGTCGTGATGTTGAAGGCGTGATTGAAATGCTGCGTCGTATGGGGCTTGAGCGCTTCATCCGCACGAAAGAGGAAGTGAATAAGCAAGCTGTCCTGGCAGAGCCGGATGCGGTGAAAGGGATTGCTGGTATTAAGGTGAATAAAGGCGCTGAAAGTTTTCATGTCGAGCCTTTTGAACAGGACGTCGGACTGAATAAATAACACCGCATTAAATCTTTAAATATCACATCGTTTTAATTATGGCGCTTGCGTCAGGGGACTGCTCGCGCCTGAATGAGGCATATCATGAGTATTAAATATCGTTATTTTAAAATGAATGAGCACGATTCCCGTCATTATCACCGGGAATGGCTTGATAGTGTTGGCAGGGAGCGCCAGAAATTGATTGATGATTTTCTCAGTAATCAGAATGCCAGAGGATATAGTTACTCCTGGTATTGTGGGGATTTTTTTGTCAAATCAATACTGGTGCATGAGGATGTTGATGTCGGAAGAAATAAACGGGTGTTGTCTGATAAATTTGATGAAGATGGCCGCGTTTTATTTTCAGTTAAGCCCGACCGCAGATTCAGAGAGGGAAAAAAACTGAACAAAGCACTGAATATCTTAAACGAGAAGTTAAAACAGCTTCCGTCATTCAGTACCTGGATGGTTAATAAACTGGACTGCTATTTTGAGGTTTTTGGTGTCAGCAACGGCCGCACAGTTATGGCGTGCTCTTCTGCCGGGTTCTATGGCGACAAAGGGGCTGTTGTGGTTCGTATTCCTGTCGGTGAATCAGATAATGCCTTTTCACCTGAAAAGCTGCATCCGTCATTGATGGCAATCAAGCATTCCGAATTCATCGCAATAACGGAGGAATAATTCATGATTGATGCAAAAGTGCTTGAAGGGGTTAAAAACTGGCTGCGTATTTACGGACGTCTGACCTGCGGTGTTCTGGCTGAAAAAATGAATATGCCGCCATCCTCCATGGTTTATTTTCTGCGTGATGCGGTTGATGCAGGCGTGCTGACGGAATGTAACGGTTTTTATGATATTCCGCGTCCCCGCCCGGTGCAGCCGGTTCGTCGCAAATGCAGCCAGGAATCTGCGGCTGATGATGTTCAGTGGTGCAGCTTCAGAAAATCCCTGCCGTGGATTGAAGGGCATGATATTCCGTCGATGGCGTGGGAATTTGCTCAGGGCGTACTGACCTGCGAAACCGTTTATGTGGTGGCTGAAGTTGATGAGCAGGCCATGAAAGAAGGCGTGCCCCAGTTTGTGATGGCGTATATCGACATTCGCCTGGGCGTCATTATCTGCGGCTTAAGCGGCTGGAACATCACCGGGCGCGTTCTGCGTTACCTGATTATTGACCGGACAGCGGCATCGGCAGGGATATCTGCGGAGGTGGCGTAATGTTCTTTAAAACATCAAACCCTTCCGCGCTGGCTGCGTGGCAAAAATACCAGCAGGACTGCCAGAAAGTTAAGGATGAGGCAAAACGCCTTGAGGCCGTGCTGAATGTTGCGTGCCGGTCGGTATTTGTATCCGGTATCAGTGGATTTTGCTTTAAGGGACTGCGTTTTACGGAGGACAAATATCCTTTTCATCGCGACTTATGGCGAAAACCGACTGCGTCGAATGGCTGGAGCTGCACACCGCGCACATCACGTATCCCTAAAACCCTGCGTGTTGCCTCTGATGAACTGAACAGTCTGTGGCGTGAATATTCGCCCGTCACGTATGCCAGAACCGATGCGCTGTTGTTCTGGCTGGGTATTGATTTCTCGGCAATCCTGTTTGGCCCTGTGAAGTGGTTCTGCGTTGACGATGTGATTTACCTTCAGTGCGGCGTAAAACCCGCAAAACAGAAAATGACCGAAATACTGTCTGATGAGTTTTATGCTGCTGAAAAGCGAGTCAGGGGGTGATGCATGATGAAATTACAACCCATGGGACTAAAAGGTCGCGCCCCCGCTCATGTCCGTCCGTGGACACCTGAAGAAGATGCGCTGCTGATTGCGCTTTATTCATCCACCCCGGTTAAGGATATTGCTGCCAGAATAAAAAGAACTGTCTGGGCTGTATATAACCGGACTGGTGTATTGCGCAGTTCATACCCGGAGTTACTGAAATATAAACACCCAAGATTTACACCTGATGAAGATAAGTTTATTCGAAAAAATGCCAGAACAATGACCTGCCAGCAAATGGGAGAATATCTCGGACGTAATAAAGATTCTGTCAGATGTCGGGCAGGAATGATTGGTGCTGGATTAACAAAGTGCGGAGAGTTACGCCCCGGCACGCGCATATCTGATGATGATGTACGTCTTATACGTGCGCTGCGTGATTCCGATTACCCACGCCGTCTGTCATTCCGGGAAATTGGCGAAAAGTTTGGAATATCTGAACATTCTGCTCACGCAGTTTATTACCGTCGCCGGACTGCCGAGGACGCTGTATTACGGGAGTTAACGCCATGATAACGACCTTATTTGTTGAATCAGATGAACCTCTTGTGTGTGCCGCCGGAATGCCGCTCTGTGGCGGAACGCTGACCGGCGTTTATTTCGGGGATTTGCGCGGTTATCCCTGGCATTCACTGGATGACGCATTTCCGCCTGATATGGAGGCTGTCGTGCTGATTGTTCAGTATGGTGACCAACAGGAACTGCGCATCGGCCATATGGGGTATGAAGGCTTTTTTATTGATGAAGAAACCGGAGCCTGCCTTGAAGATGAGGACGGACAGGTGACGCACTGGTGCCATCTTTCGGCCTTGCCGGAATTACAGGGGATACATAATGGATGAGCAAATTGTTGAATGTCCCACCTGTGGAAATGAGGACCCGGAGTATCTGAAAGAGTGCCCACATTGTGGTGAGGTAAAATGTAATCACTGCGATATGGGCGACGACACTGCATGTATGAATTGTGAGGATTAATAATATGGAAAAAGAAATCAAATTTGCGCCTAAAGATATCGACGAAGAACTGGCTAAAATCGGCATGCTTGAGCGTATGCGGGACATTATCGAATATGCGATAAAAGAAAATCTTGCAGCCAGAGAAGCCCTTTTGATAATGGAGCGGGAGATTAACCTGATTAAGGATGCTGTATCTCTGGATAATAAAATAGCCCGCGAGGAATACGTTCGCCGCAGGCTCGGTGTTGATGGTTCAGCAATTCTTACATCTGAACATTATGCAAAAATCTTTAATCTTTTTTCGCGGTAATGCCCATGCAGGCTCGGATATTGTCGAAATGCCAGTTTGTATTAATATATGAGCCATCCTGGTGTCCCTCTGCGCTTTGGGGTGCGGCACTTTTTTGAGCAATATTGATAATATGTGTTGCCTCCTCACGGGAAATAACCCCCTTATCGAACAGGGTTACCATAAGATTTCCAGCCATTGTGAATGCGGCAACATCAAGGGCATTTTTTATATCTGACATAGATTTTTCCTTTTATGTTAATTGACATGGCGGTGCGGTAACACCGCCCATTTTTTATGGAGCCACGATAATGAATCGCGCTTCCCTGATTACCTTAATACATGTCGCAAAACGCGATCTACAGCTTGACCGGGAGACCTATATATCCGCGCTGCTGGCAGCCACCGGCAAAACCAGCTGCCGGGATATGTCACCGGATGAGTTATCCCGCGTGCTGGATGTTTTCAAAAAACGCGGTTTTAAAGTGCGCCAGAAGCCGGTTAACCGGGCCTTAAAACCGGGTACGGTGACCGCCAAAATTCGTGCCATCTGGAAGGTAATGCACCGGCAGGGCTTTATCTCTGATGGTGCGGAAACCGCCCTTAACCGCTGGGTGAAATCGCAGACGGCCGCGCAGAACGGCGGCGAAGGTGTGGCAAACTG